TATTTATATTTTTTAATTCTTCATTAATTTTTTTTGATTCTGTATCAGTCTTTGCAAGAGCTTTTTTAAGTTGCAAGTCTTTTTTTCTTTTATATAAGTTATCAAGAGTTTTATTAAGTGTAGAAAGTCTATCTGTAAAATGTTTAACTTCTGGTGTAGTTTCAAGTATAGATAATTTTTCTCTATTTAATTCTTCAATTGCACTTCCAAGAGTGTTTACTTCTCCTAATACACTTTTAAACCCACTAACCGCTCCCGCAACAGCAGCACCAATTACAATATCAAGTCCAAGAGTTTTAGCCATTTTTTTGCCTTTTATGCTATAATAAACTTATGAAAACATTAGCAAGATTTTTTGATAGCAATTTAGCTCCTATAATTATTAGTTTTGTTGTTCTGTTTTTATATACTCTTTTAAAGGGAACTGATTTTTATACAGCTCTATTTGGTTCAATGTTTTTTTCACTAATAGGAGGTTGGATATTTGCAATTCCTATAACTCACTTTTTAGCTTCTATATTTGAAAATCTTTCACATTAACTAACTCTTTTGTTTCATTTAAGAATTCTATAAACTCATTAGTTTCCATTTCCAAAACTTCACTATAAGAAAAATACAAGACATTACCGATTAAGGCAATGCCTTTAATCAAGTTTTTATCCCACTCTAAGACAAAAAATCCATTAAAGCCTTTTGAAGTTTTTTATATTCAGCTATATCCATCTCATCAAGTTCATCTACACTAATTCCAGTTAAGTTTGCAATCAAATTTTCTTCTTTTTCAATCTCATCTTCAATATGATTTACCATTTTTAAATCTCTAACTTTTGGAGCTCTCATTTTTACAATTTTATCTTTTAATTTAATCTCTTTCATCCTCTTCTCCTTACATTATTGCATTTCTAATATCTTCTAAAATATCTTTTCCATCAATTCTTGCAATCATATTTTCAAGGTCCACAAAAATTGCTTCTTCTCCGTCAATTTCTTTTGTGTATTGGATAGGATAGATTTTTATGCTTTTCTTTTTAGCTTCTTTAATTTTTGTAGAGTTTTCTTCTACATCAAAGCTTCCTACCATTGTATGCGTAACCGAAACTGTTTTTCCATCTTCAACAACACTTTCTTTAACCACAAATTTAGCCTTTTCAAACTTTTGCATTGCAGTATATGCTACTTTATTAACAGAATTTATGTTAATTTCCGCTTCAAGTGGCTCTAATACTCTAATATCCTGCTTAATACCCTGAGGGGTATCGGCTTTTTTTGTTTTTACGGTTGGTTCTTTAAAATCTTCAACTTTTCCTAAAAACCCAACTCCCTCTACAAAAGCATTATAGCTTACACTTGCTGCTGGTAATCCCATTTTTCACTCCTTAATTAATAATTTTATAAACAATTGGACTAAACTTATCAACTCTATCAAACTCAACACTAATTAGTGTTGGTGTTGGATTTTCCTGTGCTTCTACTTTAAAGTAAAATTTACCCTCAGTTATAGCAGTTGGCGTTGTTAAATCTTCATCAAGATATATATTTGTTCCAATTAAAACTCTTTTTCCTATCATATCTGCACAAAAGGCTTTTATTGTATCTTTTGCTTCTTTTACTGCATATACTCCTCTATCACTATCAATAAAAGGAAAAATTGCATCTAAAACAGCCATACTTAGCTTATCAAAAATCCTCACTCTTCTTGCATCTTGTAAAAGTGCATCAGCAGAGCAAGTCTGATAGTTCCAAACTCTAATACCTTTGTAGGCAATAAAAGATGTTATTTGATTGTTTGTAAGTAAATCTGTCTCATCAGGAAGCCCCATAATAAACTGTGCTTTGTTTTTTGCCTGTTTTACTGGAAGTGTTTTATTAGATAGAGAATAGCTCCATCCTACACTTGTAGTTAAATCACTTCCATCGACTACACATCTAAATACACTTAAAATAAAGTTTGCGCTAAATTCATCTGTAGCATCAATTAAAGTATTCCAGTCCATTAGATTTGTATAAACTGGTGTAAGCCTCTCACTTCCAAATTGATTCCTTTTTGCTATCGCATCGCTTCCATCACTTGCATCTAAATCAATAAATCCTCTGGCTTTAAGTATATTTATTGTTGCTAAATACTGCTTTGCAATATCTATATCAGTTGTATAATCCGGCACACTGATAATATCAGGTCTTAAATCAAAATCCCCAGGTGCATTTTTAAGTTCAGCTATTGCATTTATAATATTGGTTTTTAGAGTATCTGCATCATCATCGTATTTTGCAACACTAATGATTGTCGGCACCACTAAATCATACTTATTGTTTGCCCAGATGAGATACTTAAACAAATTTCCTTTAATATTACCTGCTGCAATATTAGCTTTTACATCATCTATACTTCTACCATTTAAAAACCCGTTTAACGCTTTTGCAAAACTATCAAAATAAAACATCTTATTCTCATCTACCTCATTACTCACCAAAACTATCGCAATAGGTTCATTCGCAGAAACTCTTACAGGTCTTGCTCCTATTGCTCTCCAATTGCTTACTACTCCTCTTGTTACAGGCATTTCTCCTCCTTAAAAGTTATTCATTAAATTTAAAAACTGGATATTCAGCTTCTATTTTGTCTAAATCAATATCTTTGTAATTATCAATTGTTACGTTATCTTGCAACTCATACATTTTTTTATAAACATCTTCTATCCAAGTTTGCAATGTTTTTGCTTCTTCATACCATATACTTTTTGGATTATTTGCATAAAGTGCAACTTCTCCCTCGTTGTCATAGTCAAGTTCTTGCAATGTTGTTTTTACAAGATTAGTAGCTTTTTGTTCAATTTGTTGTTTATATAATTCAACATATTGTTCCTCGCTTATTTGAATAACTTCATCATTTTCATCAGCTATATATCTTGTAATACCATTTTCTTTAATTACTTTCATAATTTTCTCCTTTATTGATTATCAGTATCAATAGTTCCAGATTTCCTATCTTTCATAGGAATATCTTTTGTAAAATCAAAAACAAAATCATTTTTTAACATATCAAGATAAGTATTATCTGCACCATCATTTACAATATCAAATATAACGGTATCATCGTCAAATGTATACGATTTTGCATTTGTTGAATAATCACTTAAACTACAGTTATTAAAAAATGTTCTAAATCTATAAGTTGTGTCTCCTCTTAAATATAAAACTATCCATCCTGTTTCATATTCTTCATATATTCTTGCTAAAAAATGTTTTTTTTCATTTCTGTTTACAATAAGTTTATTATAGTTAGCTCCGTTTCCAAATTGTGAAGTAAATCCATCAATTATATATATACATCTACCATACCAATCACTATCCCAATGAACACTATCCCTACTAATAATAAACCTAAAAGGTTGATAATTTGTTGTTACTATTACAGGATAAAATTTATCGTTATCACCTTCTACTTTAAATACAATATTATTATCAACACTTGCTTTCCAACTATCAAAATCATTTTTTATCTTACTTCTATTAGGAACATTAGTAGTAACCTTATTTCCATTTTCGTCTATATACTCAAACGGCACATCCAAAGGATTTGGATTGTAATGCAAGTCATACATTTTCCTAAATATATTTGCAGCGTTTGTTGTTATATTTAAAACTTTTTGTCCAATTTCAGTTATATTAAATCCCATTTCCTCTCCTTAAAAGTTAATTTTTAGATAAGTTCCAATAAGACCTATTTTCTTTGCATTTTTAAGTATCTCATTACCTAAATTTGCATTGCTTTCAAGCAAACTTAGTTCAATTTCACTAATTCTAATTTCACTCTCACTTGCTCTTGTCTCTAAGCTGCTTAACCTTTCATTTGTCTCTCCTTTAAATTTGTAATAGTCAGCTTTTGCAATTTGAAGCATTCCAATATCTTCACTTGTTTTAAGAGCCAATTCCCCTATACTTGTACTATTTTCTAAAATTGCTAAATCCTGCTCAGTCTCATAAAAAGGTAAATATTTAAAATCAATCAAGTTTTCAGCATTTTGATAAACAAGTTGTATTTTAAATGTTTGTCTTAGCATTGGTGGGAACGGAAAAGGCGGTTTTGCAAGCATAAAAAGAGTTCCATCATCCAAATAAAGCCCTGCCGTTTTAGTATATTTAGCTGCTTCCTCTGGTGCTACATCACACACAAACTCAATTGTGTTTTCATTTATAGTGTTATAAAGTGTAATATTTTTTTGTATCCAACTGCTTATATCTTCAATTGTCGGGTCAAGTGTATAATCTTTATCGGAAAATTTAAAATATTTGGGCTTAATAAGCTTTCCTACAGCACTTGCATCCATAAGTGCTTTTATACCGTTACTTGTAATAATGCTTTGTCCTACTGCTCCCATATTATTCCTCCATTATTGCTAATACTTCTGCTTCTCCCATTGCACCTACTAAAGGATAGGCAAAAGCAGTTGCAGAGTTTGTAAATCCATCTATCATCCCAGCTTCGTTCACACATTCCCCCATATTTCCTGTTTTTAAATTTAAACTTGTGCTTGTTTTGTAAGAGAGCAAAAACTCTCCTAAAACACTTCTTACATTCTTTCTTTTTTCTATTGTTTTTAAACTTCTCTCATACAGGTCTTTTGTAATTTCCCTATCAACTGCGGAAAAATCTACATCAAATACAAAATTCTCTTTTTCTTTAATCTCAATTTCTCCAAAAACACTTAAACATCTTTTTACACATCCAGCAGTTCCAACTATATTGTTTGCTTTTATTGCTTTTTCAATAACTGCCCTTGCATCACTTTCACTTAATCCATCAATATTTATCCCAATTTCAATTGCTAAATAAGGCAGATATTCTTTAGGGCAAGTTAAAGGATTTGTATCAAAATATCTCTCATCTAAAATTTTTCTCCTATCCTCACTTGACATTTGAAAATATGCTCTTAAATATTCATCAATATAATTAGGAAGCACTGCTAACTCCTAAATTAAAATTAAACTTTAAAACCTCATTAAATTCAGTTTTAATTGCTGTTAAAGGAGCTTTTAAATCTACATCTATTATGTTTTCATCTGTTAAAAGGTCATAAATCTTTGGAACAGATAAAAAGACATTAAATTTTTCTTCATAACTTCTAAACCTCTCTTTAACCGCTTCTAAATTTACAAGGCTTAAATCCCTTGCAATTAAAACTGCATCAATTAAAACTTCCCTAACTTCTGCTTTTTCAATTTCTACTTTGTCCGTTAAAGGTCTAATTTCTTCACTATTTAAATAATCTGCTACATTATCCGTAATGTCTTCATCAGCGTGATAGCATACCTTTACAACTCCTGCTCCACCATTTGCAATATTTACTTCTTTAACTCTTACATCAGCACTCTTTGCATAAAATTCATACATTAATTTGCTTCCTGCAGTTGTGCGTCTTTCACGACTTAACCAAATCCTTTCTCTATATCTTTCATCATCCTCAGGATATGCACCACCAGCAAAAGAAGTCAATTGTTTAGCTCTAACTACCCAAGGGAAAGGAGTTAAAATCATTTCAGTTTTTACATCAGAGCTTTCAACTTCCTTGTTAAGCTCAATTATTCCCTCTGCCTCTAAACTTCCTCTCTTTATTACAACATCTTCAGTTAAATAACTTATATCTTTTCCGTTTCCAAGCATAACTCCAGCAGGCAATACTACATCATAATCCAATGCACTTGATAAACTAAATTTCATTTTCGCTTTTGGCCTAATACCTCTTAATCTCTCAACTCCAAACCTTGTTATTCCGATATGGTCAAGATTACTTCCAGTTGCAAATGCTAAAAACTGCTGCCTTATTCTTTCATTAGTATTTGCAACAAGTAGCATCTCTTCATATGCATCTGCGTCAATCATTGTCATCAAATCATCCGCTTTGCTTGGTATATATTCAATTCCTTTTGCTTTTAAAATCTCTTTTACTCTGTTTAGCTTTCTTTTAACAATTGCCTCATAATCAAGTGTTTTTATTATTGTAGGTGGCTCTAAAAAATTCATTCTCCATTCTCCATTCTCAATTCTCCATTCTCAATTGATATAACTACCTCCAGCTCTCCTGATTCATCTTCACATAAAACAGTTATAAAATTTTTATCCACATCAACTTTTTTTATTTTTACTTCAGGCAAATTCTTTTCAATTGCTTCATATGTCCAGCTTATTGCATCAAGTTTAAATTCTTCATCAAAATTTCTATCAACTAATTTGTATAATTCACTTCCAAATTCAGGTCTCATAACTCTACTACCAAGTGGAGTTATTAAAACTCTTTTTATTGCTTCTTCTGTTTGTATTTTTTTTATCATCTCGCCTCCGCTATAGCACCATCAGTAGTGCTATGAGTGTGGTTTGTCAAATCGCCTTTGCTATCATAAATAATCCCGCTAACTTTCAAATCTCCTGTAATCTCTGCACTCCCGCCACTGCCTTCTGCTCCATTCATTGCAATATTTCCATTTACTACTAAATTCCCGTTTATTGTCACATTGCCGTTATTTGTAGTTTCGCTTGTAATTATTGTATTTGTAGCACTAACCGTTGCAGTAGCAGCAGTCACATTTACATTTACAGGTGCAGTTACATTAACACTTTTACCGTCACTGTCAATTCTAACTCCTCCAGCAAATTCAATTATTGCTGTATCAGGATTACTTCCACTTGGCTCTTTACAATTTACATTAAAAATAGAAGGGATAATAAACCCACTGTTTGCATTCCCATAAGGGCAAACTACTAAAACTTGCTCGTTTACCCTTATAGGAATAAAAACTTTCACAAAACTGTTTCCTATCATCTTAACTGGTAAAAAGTCTGTAACTCTCCCAAGAATATTTACCCTTGCAAGAGCTAAACCATCAGCACTTTTTACCTCTGTTACTGTGCCTATTTGAATTAAATTATTTATTCTTCTTTCAAGCTCTTTCATAGTATCCCTATTAAAATTTTTAAGAAATGTGTAATTCCAATTTCTTTTGCTATCCAAATCAAAGCCCCACCAATGATAAAATACTTTATTTGCACGTGAGTCTGTTTAAAATTTTCAATATCTTTTCTAATATTTTTTAGAGTTTCGTTTAAATCTTTAAAAGCTTCTTTCAACTCTTTAATCTCTTCTTTGTGAATAGCTTTAAACTCTTTTATCTCTCTTTCTAAATATAAAAAATCACTCTCTAATTTTGC